TGGTCTCGCCACCAGTCTGACCGACGAAGTGAACGTCGAACAGCAGGCGGTAGTCTTTGATCCGATTCAGGTAGGATGTAAAACCGTCCACCAGCAGTTTCCGAAGGTCCTCGTCGACAGAATCGACTTTAGTGAGGTAGTTGCGGAGGAATTCACGGTCGTACGTGACGCCCTCCGCGTTGGCCGTTTGAGTAATGCCTTCTGTAATCAAGTCAAGAAGGCGGAGGGTCGGGGTGACCATCAGAACGCCCGCAGAGCGTGATTTACGCACGTACGGCTGCTCAGGAGCTACAAGGTCGTCGACGAAGCGGTACACGAACTGGTAATCTGGATCGGAGCCTTCGACGCGCTCGCAGGCGTCGGGGGCGACTCCTTTCACTGCGTAGGAAACGACGTGAGACAGCGGCGTACCCTCTGGATGGGCCGCTATGAACTTCGCGACGCGAACGCGGTCGGTATCGCGTTCCGTGAGAGTCCCGTCGATCAGTGGGCCGTGACCGAGAAGATCGCACTCGTCGAGGAGGTCCGCCAGTACGGGAGTGTTACATCTATCGGCGAGGTCGAGACCACCCAGATGACCGGGCGGTTCGACGACGCTCATTTTCGACCATCAGGCTGGGCTACGTGGTCGGTGTCGTCCTGCACGTCCCGCTGACGATTCCCCTCACCCGCCGGGTTCGGGGAGAACGTTCGGGCTTCCGGGTCGACCCGCGAGGGGTCGCTTCCAGCTGGTCGAGCTGGTTCGGAGGTCGATTGGCGCTCGACCTCCGTTCCGGGATGCTCGCTCCGCTGCGCTTCCGGGCGGACCAGCTCTCCCGCTCCCTCACTCGTGTTGTCGATCGAGGGGACATCGAAGCAGTCCTTGCACCGGTTGGCTTGCGTCGCTGGATGGTCCTCCCGGTTGATGCAGTTGCTGTGGCAGGTGGGACACCAGTAGGCGACGTAGGACGACCAGTCCGTCACTGGTCATCACCGTCCTCGACGAGCTGGGACGCACGAACGAACTGGTTCGCCGGGTAGGGCCAGTCGGCCCGATCGGGCCGGTTCGAGCGCTGTCGCTCAGCTGTCAAGGATCATCACCTCCCTCAGAATAACCAACAGACGGCGCGGGGAGCGTTCCGAAACGGAACGAACTCGGATTTCTCGGGGACCACCCGAAAAGGGCGATTCCGTCGAAATCGAGCAGTAGCGGCGTGCTACCGGAGTTGGAACTTCCCTCGTTATGCCGTTAAAACTGGAGTGGACTCGCCGGGGTGTACGCCCTCGGCGGACTGACCGGTTCCCGTGTGCCTCCCAATCGGAGTGAGTGTGCTGAATCATGCGTCGTTCACGAACTCCCGTCGAACCTCCATCTTCTCGCGCTCGCTTCGCTGGTCGTAGTGCTGGTCGAGGACACCCTTCGAGACGTTCATCCGGTCGGAGACGACTTCCTCGGGAGTTCCTTCTCGAAGGTGGTTGGTGATCGAGCCGCGCCGGACGCCGTGGGGAGATCGGGACGACGGGCAGCTGCTCGCCATGTCCCGATCCATGAAGTCGCAGGTCTCCGGGTCCTCGGCGTGGGGACAGTCGGTGATCATGCAGGGCCGGGTCCACTCGTAGACGGTTCGACGAATTGGGGTCGCAGTGAGTCGACCCTGCGCGCTCGTCAGCAGGGGTTCGCGCCCGTGATCGTCCGTCACCTCGTGGCGGTTGTTGTCGATGTAGTCCTGCAGCACGGTCGCGTAGAACTCGCCGATCGCGATGGAGCGCTCGGCGGCTCGTCCGTTCTTCAGCGGTGTATCCGACTCGGGCCGATGGCGGAGCTTCAGGTACCGGTTCTCCTTGCTGAAGTCTTCCAGGTCGAACGAGCGGAGGCTCCCGAGTCGAATCCCGGTGTGCCAGAGAATCGCGAGGATGACGTGATCCCGCGACGCGTACTCGTAGCGTTCGAGGTACTCCAGCAGCTCCTTGGCGCGGTCGCCGTCGAGCTTCTCGTCTTTCGACGCCTCTTCCGGTTCTATTTCTGGGAGGAGAACGCGCTCGCGCATCCCGGACTCGACGGCGTCGATCCCGGCACAGAACTCCAAGAACTTCCGCAGCGTCGCGAGGATACCGCGGAGCGTCACCTTCGAGACTGGGCCGTAGTTCTCACTCTCACCTTTCCGACGCCAGACGCGGAAGCGGTGGAGATCGCGCCCGGTCAGCTCGTGCATCGTCTCGATCTCCTCGGAACGACACCAGAGGACGAACGACGTGAGCCGATAGCGTTGATTTTCGAGCGACTTCTCCGACAGCTCGGGTTCGCGGTGATCGAGGTAGAGGTCGACCGCCGTCTCGGGGTCGATCGGTTCGAGGTCCTCGCTCACGCCGATCCCTCCTGGAGGAGCTGGCGCGCGGCCTCGTGTGCGTCGAGATCGTTGGGACCGTCGACGAGCGGATAGCCGTCACTGTCGCGACCCATCGCGCGAAGAATCTCTTTTGTCGATGGAGCCGGACCGTCGATTGACAACTCTCGACGAGTGGCTTCCGCGTCGGCGACTGCTTCCGCCGCTTCGAGAGCGTCGGCGGGATAGCGAACGGCGACCTCGGAGACGCCGAGCATCCGGTCGCAGTTCGGACAGGGATTCCGCTGCTGGTGGGAGATCGCCCCCGCGTGGGTGTGGTAGCGCTTCGAGAACTCACAGCTGGGACAGCGGACGCGGTACTCGGTCGTCGAGCGAACGTCGGGTTTTTGATCGGGCGAATCGACTGTCTTCGTGCGGGGAGTACTCCCCGTGCTGGTTCCGTACGACATGGATTTCGGCCGGAGCCACCTTCTGGGCCGTGTTCCAGCACGGCCCGGCCTTCGATGGCAGAGAGCCATCTTCAGGCAACCAAGTGGCCCGCAACCACAACAACATATTCCGAGTGCATAAATGTATCGAGAGAACTCAAGCACTCGATACGGCTGTAATTGTTGGAAAGAACTGAATTAGGTGGGTGGAGTAGAATACGTTATTCAAATGCGTCTATCGGGTTCGTGGCAGAGCGTATGGGACGACCGTATCCTCGAATGGATGCGCGAGAACGAGGGGACGGGTACTCCCAAGGAGGTACACGACAGCGGTTACGTCCGTGTCTCTCGAACCCAAGTCGGTCGCCGGATGAAGAAGCTCGCGGAACACGGGCTTCTCACCCACGTCGGAAACGGTGCCTACGTGATCACCGACGAAGGGGAGGCGTACCTCGACGAGGAATACGACGCAGAGGAAGGTGTGTACGTCAACGACGACTTCGACGCCTCGGAACCGTCGTCGCCAACTGAGCCAGAGACGAACGACGTGTAAGTAGCCCTCCACTCATGACGATCAGAAAGACCGCCCGATGGCAACAGTGCATCGACGACCGAATACTCGAACACCTCCGTGACGAGTCTTGGTCGACTGCTCGGCAAATGTCGATCATGGACGGGATTCACGCGACGGAGGCACAGGTACAGGAGCGGTGTCGAGTGCTTGCCGATGCCGATCTCGTCGCATTCCTCACTGATCGCCAAGAGATGGTTGGGCTAACGACAATGGGTGAGCAGTACCTCGATGGCGAGGTCGACGTAGAACTATATCCAAGACCGCGTCATCCGCGAGATATGCAAAAATGAGGTGGGTGCCTGAGAGATATTCGGCTCTTAGACAAAATATCACATCAGTCCTAAATAATGCGTATTACTTTCTGTCAAAGTTACTGAAGCGCATCCTAATTTGGGAATTAGTCTTCAATCGAGTTGTCTCAGGTAATATCTTAATAATGATGTTCTCGGTGCTGGTGATCCGGTCAATACAAATGGTATTTTCAGGCATTGACCAAATATATCTCATACTGCCAATTATAATTGGTCTGTTACTACCACTCTGTATTATACTATCCTTTATTTTGGTGAGTATAATATCATTATTAAACACAAGCCAAAGAAATGCGAGGCTGTTTGTCAGAAACCACTTACCACCATATCATAATCAGCCATCATATGATGTTATCGGCGACATAGATTATCCAAACGAGAAAATCCATCATAAATTAAAATCTTGGTGGATATATTCACATTTACTATCGTCGATCTGGATGATTATGTTGGTTTATGTAGATGAGTCAGAGGTCCCAGAGGGTTTGCCGGATTGGACCAACACGGCAGTTGATTACACGTTAGAGGTATTCCAGATAGTTCCATTGGTGAATATTGTTGTGGAGATATTAGCTAATATGTCCTCAAATGGAGAAACATCTCAAAATTTGATACTACTGTTATTGATTGTTCCAGTGGGACTCTACGCACTCCCAGTGAAAAACAAGTCAATCATATACAAGTCTAACATTCAGGACTCTATCAGTAGATTCCCCGGCCTCTCAACCCGTCAGAAGGTGAGAAACGCAATTATGGAAACGGGATTGTTCGTATTCACTTCCCTCATTATATTCTTATTTTACCAGTCCTCATTATGAACTGACGCCCGCACCCCGCAAGGGGGCGCGGGCTTTCTCTCCGGGTCTGTGGCTGGGTGGGTTTGCACCGATCACTCCGCAGGGCCACGCGCCCGTAGCGCGTCGAGGAGATCGGGCCAGCGGAGGTCCTTCGAGAATAGGTCCGGTTCGAGATTCCACGCCCACGGCGCAGCGTCGTTGGGATCTGCTTCGTAGCCAGTCGGTTCGAGGTCCTCGATCGAGCCGCCGAAGAGCTGGTCGGTCGGGTAGTCACCGTCGGCAGGCCACCGCTCGTAGAACTCGGCGATCTTCTTCTCGGTCTTGAAGTACGCCAGCGTCGCCATGCGCTTCAGCTCCGGGTGGGCGTCTTTCCCGGTGTGGATCACGTTGCCGCAGGCGTCCACGCCGATCTTGGCGAATCGCTTCGCGAGCGGGGTCCACTGGGTCGCTACTTCCCGGCGGTAGGTCCGGGCGTCGAAGTGCGTCGACGACTCGTCGATGAAGACGAACTTCGGAGTGTCGCGGTGTTCCAGGAGCGTGACGGCGAGGTCGTACGCGGAGGTCACGATCTCGTCGGTCAGGGGCCAGCTACGGACGTTCGAGATGATCATGTACTCGTCGAGCTGGGCTTTCCGCAGCTCGGCGAGCAGGGACATGGTGTTTGTCTTGCCCGTGTTGGGGTTGCCCGCGCCGATGATGAACGCCGGAGCGTCGTTGTTCTCGATCTCGTCGAGGAGCATCATCGGAAGCCGCAGCGAGGAGCCGTCGAGGTCCTGCTCAGTGACGCCGACTAAATGGGACATGACCGAGCCGTTCCCATGTTGTACGGCTTCGGTCGTCCGGTCGGCCGTAAACTTCCCATGTACGGCCTGACCGAGTTCAGATTCTTCAAACGAGGTCACATCGAGGCCACCTTGGGAGATCGTGCCCTCGACAAAGGAAAGGCAGGCCCGATCTTGTTTATCTGTTACGATACCTGAATGTGGATAGTGGCGTTCGTGTGTTTCGAGATCGCCACGAATCTGCTCGCGGAGCTTCGCCGCAGTGAGTAGATGCTCGTCGACGCCGTTAGTCATCGGCGGTGGCACCTCCGTCGGCAGCGCCGGAGAGGTCGGCGAGGTCCTGATCGAAGTCGATTCGAACGCCGGGAGTGTCCGATTCGTCAGTGTCGTCGTCCTCGGTGTTGCGGATCTTCCGTTCGAGACCGAACTGCTCGATTGCGCTATCTATCTCGTCGGTCAGGCCTTCACCTTCGTCCGGCAGCGAGCCACGTTCGAACGTCGAGACGATCCGCAGCACGGCCTTCCGGGTGGCGTTGCGGATGATCGTGAACGCCTGCGCTTCGATGGCGAAGCCACGCTTCGCGTCCTCTTCGAGCTGGCCGCGACACTCCTCGACGGCCTGGAGGGTCCGCATCAGCTCACGATCCGACATGGTGCCGCGCCACGTCCCTTCGACGACCTGCTCACCGAGATCGACCTGTTTCCCGAAGGCGAGATCGGGACTCACCCAGTCGAGGGAGCCGTCGGTGATGGTCCACTCGCGGAACCGCTGGCCGGGGACGCGGAAGATGCCGCCTTTCGTATACCGAGCGTCCACGTCGACGAGCCAGACGTACCGGGGTTCCCACAGCAGCGACCGGACCTTCTTGCCGGTCGGTCGACCGGCGATCGGGACGATCACCAGCGCCGACAGGCCGATGATGCGGAGGTTCCGGGGGAGTTCGACGCCGACGATCGACGCCAGCACGAACAGGCCGATCCCGACGCCGGAGGCCAGGAGCGTCAGGTTCTCCGTGAGCCAGCGGAACGCGCGGAACCATCGTGATCGTTCTGGCTGCTGGTTGGCGTTGCTCGTTCGGTCGCGGTCGGTACTGTCCTCGGGCTCGCTGGTGTCGCTCATGCGACGCGCTCACCTCGTTCGGTCGCGCCGACCTTGGCGGCGACTGCTTCGTACAGGACGGCCAGCACGACGCCGAGAGCGCCGCCGAGTGCGGCATCACGAACGTCCGAGCCAGTCCAGGGCCCGGAGATCAGAAAGCCCGACTGCTTGCGCAGGAAGTACGCCTTCTCCCGTTCGAGGCTGTCGTCGGTCCACATCGACACAGCAGACGAGGAAGCGATTCGAACGGTGGTCGTGGTGTCCTCCTCGACGACGACCGTGCGGAACGAGATCGAGCCGGAGGTGTCCGAGGTGTCGGGCGTCGCCGAGATCGTGACCGGCTTGAACTCGTCGGCGTAGAAGTCGATCACCACCTCACCGTTTTCGAAATGGTAGTCGGTGACGCCCACGTCGTTGTCGATCACCAGCTCGTAGTTCGACGGGCCACCGGACGGCCCGGACGGACCTGCCGGGGTTGCTGTGTTGCCGGCGCTCTGCTGGGCGATTGAGACGCCAGCGAGCGCGGTACTGCACACTATCAGGATCATGGTGAAACTCAGTATCTTGGTGTTCATGACTGCGAAAAACGGGCCGGAAGTGGTGCTACCAGAACACCCAGTCAGGGGTGAGCTGGGATTCGATCCAGCCGGCGAGATCGTCGAGGAGGGACGCGCCCAGATCGACGACCGGGTTCACTACGTCGACGCCGATCAGCTGGAGGCCGATAGCGAGTGCGGCGACACCCAGCAAGCCACGCGCTGGGATCGCTTTCAGTGCGAGCCAGTAGACCATCAGGGGAAGCCTCCGTTGTTGTTGCCGCCTCTCCCTCGACCGAACAGGAGCAGGAGGCCACCGACACCCAGCACGATCAGGCCGAGGCTGGAGTTCTCGCCGATGACGAAGCCGCCGCCGTCGTTGCGGATGTTCTGCTCGCGGGCTTCGATCTCTGCACGCTCTTCTCGAAGCGATTCGAGCAGGTTCCGGTACTCGGTCATGTTGACCGTCGAATAGTTGCGTTCCTCGATGGTGACGTTCTGGACCTGCTGGCCGCTGGTGTCACGGATGTCGGTAATGGTGAACTCGCCGGTGAGTTCGACCATATTCGACGCCGTGACGACGTACTGCTGGCCGGTGATGTTGGCGGCGTTGTACGTCCCGTTGATGGCGAAGGACCCGCTGGCGGGGTTGGTCTCGCTCATGAGCATCCCTTCATAGGACGCGTTGGGAGTGGTGACGTTGAAGTGACCCATCGAATCCAGCGCTTCGGGCGAGTTGACGCCAATTGTCGTCAGCGTCGAGGTCGCCCACGCCTGAAACGACCCGTTCGGCGCGTACTCGCGTTGCATCAGGTACGGGTCCACGAGATCGGAGTTGTTGATCATGCCAGCCTGGTACTCGCTGTAGGTCTGGTTGACCAGCGTCTCCATCTGGGACTGCACCTCACTGTTCTGAGACTGGGTTTCGGACCAGACGGATTGGAACTGCTGGGGGTCGAGGTACGTCATGTCCGCGAAGTTCTCGTTCGGCGCACGGACGACGAGATCGCCGGAGGTGGTCCCGCCACCACGCCAATTCTCGACGAGCATCGGCGCGCTCGCGGGGTTGTACGTGGCAGCAGTTTCTTCTATTGCACCACTTGAGGTACCGTACTTGGTGTAGTGAAGGTTGTACTGGATCACCGAGTGAGTCGAGCCGTTGACGAGGGGGAGCGTCGTCGACGACTGACCGCCGTACTCCGCTTGGAAGGTGTAACTGTCGTCGGTACCGTACCCGCGTTCTACACCGACGAAGGAGGCACTGTCGCCACCTTGGAAGGTCGACGCAGTGACACCTGTCTCGTTCTGTGCAGTCCCATGCAGGTACTCGTAGTGAGACAGGGCAGCATCCCACGCCTGTGCAATCTCGATCTGCTTGGTGGCGTAGTAGTCAGCGACGGCCTGCTTTGCCGCGGTTTCGGCAGCAGCCTGCGACGACCCGTTGTTCATCGAACGGATGTAGGCGTTTTTGCCGATCATCAGCGCGGTCGTCTCGGTGTCCTGCAGGTGGTTGCTGTGGGCGTTCAGCAGCAGGTCCGAGTTCTGATTGCCGTTCTGGGCAGCCTCGTAGATGTCGACCTTTGCCTGCGCAGCATCGGTCTCGGTCGTGTTGACGGTGCCACCCGACAGGTAGTCATAGCAGCCAGTGGTGTAGCTGTACAGCCCGAATGCACCAGTTGCGATCTGCTGGTGGTCGGGGACGCAGTGGTCAGCATCGTCCTCGCTGATCCACGGTTCGGCAGCCACCGGTGCCACTGCTGACGAGAGCAGTAGACACACGGCGAACAGGGAAGCAAGGGTTCGGCGCGAGTCGTCGATCATGGGTCTACTGAACTGCAACACCCCAGCTGACGACCGTGGTGAGGAACGCCAGTTGCATCCCAAGCGGGTCGCCCAGCGAGACGAGGAAGTCGTTGACTTCGGTGACGTACTGCTGGCCGAGGATCACGCCGGGACCGGCGGCGATGGCGACCTTCTCCCAGTCCTCGTAGTACTGGAACTCCTTGGTCTCGGAGCTGGCGAACGCCGCAGCGAAGGCTCCGAGCGAGACCATCAGCCCGTGCTGGGTGGTCAGTGTGTAGGAGAGCCACGGCAGCTCGACCGTGGTGATCCCGCCGAACTGGTAGAGGCTGGCGAGGATGAACGCGACCGAGAGCGTCGCCGGGAGCGTGCGCACGTTCATGTAGTCGCTGACCATCCCCTTCGCGCGGTTCTGGTAGCTCATTCAGCACCACCCAGCTGACGGACCTCCCAGATGTCGTACTCGCGCTCTTCGCCGTCGTCGGTCTCGAAGGTACCCGTCTCCTCGGTGTGGCGGATGCCGACCACGTCGCCCTCACTGAGATCGTTGTCTTCGAGCTGGCGGTCGATCTGGGAGTTCGACCACATCGCCACCACGTCGCCGATGCCGCGGGCCAGTTCGATCACCGTGGTGTCGTACTGGCCGCAGTTGGGCGCGAGGTCGCGAATCTCGCCGACCACGTCCTCGCCCGCGTCAAGTTCGATCCATTCACTGTCGTACTCGTCGTCCTGCGTGTTCGTGTCGACCGGTTCGAGATCGTCGAAGGATGGCGTCTCTTGGGTTGCCATGCAGTCGAGAAAACTAGAGGGGGATACTTAGCTAGCACCTCAGCCGGAGTGAAAGTGAAAATGTACAATATAGAGCTTGACAGGAGTGTCTCTCTAAATCCAGTGTTATAGAATGTATAAAAAGAAACTCAGTTAGAAATATGACTATTGAAGTGGGTCTCACACAGGAACAGACGATCAACGTGGCGTACACTGCCTGTTGGCTCCGGTGAACCTGGGTTATGTGTTCTCTTTAGTTGTTGTGTACCGTACTCAGCAAATTTATCGCACTCTGCACACCGGTTCTCAGTCTGCTGGTTTGCGACCAATTTTGCCTTACAACGTCTACAGATAATCCCCTTTGATGTATTAGGATCATCGTCACGTACAATCATCTCAGTGTTGCTTCGGTTCTGTTCGCAAATGGAACATTCCATGCGCAGCAGTAATAGTTTCCATTATATAAAATTTGTGCCGTTCTATTAGAAGCTACGACCACACATCAACAATCGGTGAGTCCGTCTCTCGATGTACTATCGGTACGTCGTCACTGTCCTCGGCGCAGTCCTCGACGGCTTCGAAGTCCTGCTGACCGTCGCCCAGCTCGTCGCTGGAGAGGTCCCAGTAAGCATACGCACCGATGTAGTCTACAACACATTGAAACGTCACTTCCTCGGGTAGCGTAGAACGTACCTGCGGCTGTTCAACGTCAGAAATCGCCCGCTCAACGGCGGCATCGAGATCGTCGAGGTCATCCCACTGTCGACGGGCGAGATCGTCTCGGATCTCTCGCTCGCTGGCGGCCCGTACAGAGTCCAGCGAACACCACCGAACAGTCTGCCGAACGTCGGGGTCCTGCGTGTGGTCGTTCGGGTCGATCCCTTCAGTGATCGGCTTCGAGCAAGACCAGAACCGTCGGTTCGTCACCCAATAGAGCGCGAGCTTCCACGTCGCCGCTTTGTCAGCAAAGGCCTCACGCTCGTTGTCGTCCGATTCCTTGAACGACTCAGTGGCGTCGAGCAGCGAGCCGAACGTCGCACTCAGGTACTTGCCGAGGTACGCGCCAGCTGTCGATTCCGTCGACTGCTCGTCGTCGTCGAATTCGATCAGTTCGTGCGCTCGCGTCCGCTCGCGAACCCACTCGTCGGTGTGGTCGTGGTCGCCGAAGCGGTACCAGTCGACGAAGCCTTCGTCGGTATCGAAGTCGGCGTCGAGGTCGTCCAGGTCGTCGCGATAGACGAGCGGGTAGGTGTCGACGATCCGGCCCTGTCCGTAGTCGGACCACTTCGCCGAGATCTCCTGTTTGTCGCAGAGCCACGGCAGGCCGTCGGATTCCCGGGTTGGTACGTCGAAAAACAGCACGTGGAGGTGTGGATAGCCCTTCTCGGTGAACTCCAAGGCCTTGATGTAGTCCGGGCGGCAGCGGGGGCGACCCGTCACGTCGTCGGCGAGATCGGGCCGCCAGTTCAGCACGTCCTTCCGGCGCGTGTCGAGCTTCGTCGACGGGTCGGAGTCGAAGTACGAAAGGAGTCGATTGAAGTTCTCGTTGATGCTGTCGATCGCGTCAAGCAGGGAGTCGTGCTGTTTCGGATCGGTGGTCAGCGTCGTGAGAACTGCGTTGTCGGCGTGATCGTATCCGTATTCGAGGGCGTCGTTGAAACGCGCGAACTGCTTGGAGACGCGCCCGGAATCGTTGAAGCGAGTCTTGTAGTCCTTCGTCATCCGCTTGGTGGTCTCGCCACCAGTCTGACCGACGAAGTGAACGTCGAACAGCAGGCGGTAGTCTTTGATCCGATTCAGGTAGGATGTAAAACCGTCCACCAGCAGTTTCCGAAGGTCCTCGTCGACAGAATC